GTGATTGGATAATTAACATTAAATTGAATAAAGTCAAGATCAAAATATTGATCTCCTCTTTTATCAAAAACAGATTCTGCAAAATATGTTAAAGGAATGTTGTCTTCCCAGTAAGCACTTGCAGCAACAACTAACTTGTATGTATCAAACACTGTGTCTGGAACTAGCATATAACTTGCTGTGTGCTCAATCAAATAATCTTCTTCTAATAAGATTACTCCACCACCTGAGATTGCTCCTGGCGCTACATCTGTAAGACCTCCGTAAGGTGGGAGAGACACTGTGTCAACTCCTCCGTCTATATCAACAATTTGATTACTTTGATAAGCAAAGAAAAGGTCTTCATTTAGTTTAGGAACTCCAAACTCATTAAATAGGTGCCTTATTTTTTGGAAGTTAAACTTTGTTGCAAACCCAATGTTATACATCTTTCCAGTAAAAGTATTTTGATTTCCTCTATCTCCTCCAACATAAAGCCTTAAGTCAGAAAGAGATCCAAAGAAGTCTGATACTGGGTTTCCAAATATCTCAACAAACCTTGCAATATTTATCCCCGCCTCAAAGAATTCATTGCTTTCTAAAAGTTCAGAAAAATACAATATCTCAGACTGTCCATTTGTGTGAATTATATATTCAAGTTTATTATCTTTAACCTGAATTTTAAAATAATTTAATGTGTTTTCTTTTTCGATCTTAAAAAGTATTTGTGGAGTTGTAGCATTTCCTTTTAACTGAAAGCATCCGTAAAATGCTGATATTGGCGTGTTTAAAAAATCAAACTTTTCAAAGAATAGATATCCAGGAACATTGTCCCAGGAGTTGTTTGGTCTAAAAGAAAAGTACTCTTTGCTGTCATACAAAAAGTTTGTTTGATCAGTAATTGCGTTTGCAACCTTGTTATCTTCAAACAGTTGAGACTTTGTTTTTGTAGACAAAACAATTTCTGGAAGTGGATGAGATATAACTGATAGACTTTTATTTGATGTTGATACGTTGTCACTAAACCCTTGGTTCCATGATCCAGTCTTTGGGTAAGAATAGTTACCAGTGTAATTTGCAAAAGAGTAGTCAACTGTTACAGATGTACCACTATAGGATGTGTTAATGTTTTCTGGTATTTCAACACCCTGACCAAAGACATATCTTCTTTTTGCAACCTGAGAAGAAACAAGGTATGGGTATATGCCCACACAGTCTATATCTATTGGAGATATATCATCATAAGCATAAAATCCAATCCAGTCTTGATCTTTTCCGTTACCGTTTAATTTTGATGGGAAATTTGCTAACTCTTGTGAGTATGGTATTGATATAACCTCTTGCCCATTTATAAGAAGAGATGCAACATCTTTACCCAATTTAAAATGAACCAGCATAGGCCTTGTCCATTCTCCAACATAGTTTGTACGATATTCATTACCTACCTTTAAACCTATTGATGGACCATCTACATATATTCCATCAGTGGAGTTTATTGGACCAATTATCCTTTTTGTTTCTGTTGTATAAGAGTTTATTCTTAACCATGTTTCTAATGTGTACTGTTTAAATTGACCTTCATCATTTAACATGCCTACGCCTGGAACTATTAAAGAAGGAAGGTTGTTGTTTGGATATAAAATTGTGTGTCCAGGAGTTCCATAAACAAGTGGTACACCTGAATTTTTTGCTTTAATCATGTTGTCTGACACTAGATAGTAAGCATCTAACTCTTGTAAGCCATAACATTTTGCAACGATTCCTTTCTGTGGGGCAATAGAAATAGTTGATGGAATGTCTACCAGCGTAGTCCCAAGAGATGTTGATGCAAACTCTTCTGACCATTGTCCAAGTGTTATGCCATTTACTCTAAAGACATGTTGCTGATCTTCGTCTCCAACAAAGTTAATCTTAAAAACAATTCTTATGTCTGTGTCTTCTGGTGGAGCATCAAAGGTTTCTGATATAAAAAGCCAATTGCTATTAATAACGGTATCAAAGTTTTTTATGTGTCTTATGTCTGTTCCGCTGGTATCGTCTCTATACTGATACCCAATTGAAAATCCAGAAATGTATGAACTTTCTGAGTAAAAATACCCTCCAACAGAAAATGTTCTTAAGTATTTATTTAAACTTGATATGTTAACAATTGGTGGGCTGATTGCTGTTATAGATGCTGTCTTTTCTAATATTGTATTTGCTGTAATCTTTCCAACATAACTATCTGAAAATGGCTCACCTATCGATTCTGGATATGCAGAAGCAACTCCCCCGTATATCGTCCAGTTAGCAAGATTTCTTTGTGCTTCTGATATTAAAGAAATATAGTCAGCATTATCATCAAGAGCCCACAAACCCGTAGGGTGTTCTGCAAACACCTTTTCTGCGTATAGGTTTGATGGAGTAGACATTATAAGTCTATTTTACCACAGAAGACTACTTGTTTATTTTAATTTCACAGTAGTCTGTTGTGCAGTATGCTTCACCTTGGGCTTCAAGGTTATCCACACCGTCATAAATAGCAGCAAAGTCAATGTGCTTTAACTTGCCGATATATGACTCGTATTGCTCTTCAGTAATCTGAGTATATGGCTGTTGTGGATACGTGTGATTTCCCATTGGTAGGAATGAAACTGCTTTTAATTGTCCCTCGTACATATGCAGCGCTGGAACAACATGTTTTGACTCTGTTTCCTTGTCAAATGAAAGTGTTACAGAAACACCATTATCAGACCAGTACTTCTGAGCAGTTGCAGCAAGTGCAATCTTCTCAAATAAAGTAACATCCTTTTCAGATCTTGGATGACCTGACTTGATTGGGAAGTATACAACTGATGTGTTTGCTGATACTACGTCATCTTCAATTGTGTACCCCGCTGCTTTAAACAGATGCATCATTGGATCTGTGTTTCCAAATCGAACTGCACGAAGGAAGAAGTTTCCTCCAGGTCCCCAGTGAACTCCAGGAGTTGCACCAGAAAGAATTGAAACTGATCCTGATGGCTTAACCGTTGTTACACGAATTGACTCACGAACACATAGCCACTCAGAGTACTGGTGATCATAGTGACGAATCTTGTTGTAGCCTTCATCCATCCATTCACGAACAATTGGCAAACCCTTTTGATCTGCAAATGATGCAATACCAGTAAGTGATGTACCAATACGACGATTACGTTGCATAATGCCGTTTGTTTGTGGCCAGTGTGTTGGAACAAGAGTTACGGTCTTTCCATAAAGGTATGCAAACTTTAGGGTACGCAGGAAGTCTTCCTTAGATTCATGACGATTTAAGTGCACTTCTACAAGTGTACATAGTTCGTATGATTCCAATGGCTGCTCCGCACATGGGTTAAATCCCATCACACGATAATCCTTACCGTCTGGCGCATCCTTTAGTCGTCCATAATTACGAGCAACATCAAGCCAGATAAAACCTGGTTCTCCGTTTTCTGTAATTAAATCTACATAGTCTTCGTACTTTGTTCCCACTTCTGCTGAAATAGAATTATTAGACATCCAAGCCCAACCTGGATTCTCTGGATCAAATGAGTTACGCTCTGGGAACATCTCTGAATTCTTTAGATTCATAAATGTTTCATCTCCTGCTGTACCCAAAGCAAGTGTTGCTGATCTACGAACATTGCCTGATACCACACAGGTACCAATAAGGTTTACAAGGTCTACGATAGCACGAGAGTCTAGTGTTTCTCCGCCTCTGGAGCCGATTACACGGTCTATCTGGTCGTGCAACTTGATAAGAGGTGCAGGTCCTGAAGCAACGCCTCCAAAGCCCTTAATAGGGGCTCCAAGAGGTCTGATCAAATCATAGTTAAACTTCTGAATACTCTGGTTTGCTCTGAGATATGAGTTGATAAGTAGTCTGACTGACTCTACCCAACCTTCACGAGTGTCTGGAATTTCGAACACCTGTTCTGGTTCTGTTGGGGTATAGATTGAGAAATTCTTATCCTGTCCCACTGTATCAAACCCTACACCAATTCCAAGCATCAATGCATCCATAACCCAAGCAAATAATGCTCCTGGATCATTCTTGTCAAGGTCCTTTGTAGAAACCATTGCACAGTTTTGTAGTGCTGCAGAGTTCTTTTTCTCCATAGTCATAGGAGTTCCAAATGCCCACATACCACGACCTGGTGGAGTCCACTTCAATTCAAACATTCTTTGGAATGCTTCTTGTGCAGACTTCTGAGCCTTATAGTCATTCCATGGAAGACGATTCTCTTTAGCATGGTTCTTCTGTACTGAATACATACCCTCGATTACACGACGACAAACTTCATGCCAGCGTTCTTTAGTTCCATCTTCCTTCATTCTAGAGTAAGTACGAATAAAAGTAATTTCTCCAAGTGAATTTTCTGCTGCATCCTTAAACCCAAATGGGCTTTCTTGGCTTTTATACTTTTCTACAAAATCCTCTGGAAGTTTAAAACTAAAAAAATCTGACATTTGTATCGTCCTTTCAAAAACGGAATAAGTCTTAATTATAGCAGAGTTTTGTAAAAAGTAAAACTCTACCTAAATGTGTAGTTGATAGTTATTTAAAAACTCATTTACCACTAAGTATATGGTTTAACTCTATGTGGTTTATATTGACATGGCTTGGTAATTGTGATACCCATCTTATACATTCTGCCATGTCTTCTGCTGTTAAAGCAATGTCTCTTTTTTCTTCTTGTGTGTCAATTGTTCCTGGACATATTTCAGTAATCTTAATACCGTACTGTGGAAACTCCAGCCTCATTGTATCTACAAGAGCCATCATTCCTCTTTTGGCATTTGTATAATTTCCTCCACCGTGATAGGCAAATTTTCCACCAAGAGAACTAATAAAAATTATTGTTGGAGAACTAGACTTTTTCATTTCTGGAACAAAAAGTTGTGATAAATACATTGGCCCAGATACGTTTATATCATAGGCTCTCCTGAAGTTATCCATTGTTTCATTTACTATATTTGTTGGACCAGCACCGCCACCTGCATTGTTTACTAAAAGGTCTAGAGTTATGTCCTTATATTTTTCATGAAATCTTTTTATTTCTTCAGAGTTGGTTATATCCATTTGATAAACTTCAACATTATCAGAAACAAGTTTTGAAACATTTGATAAGTTTCTAGATACGGCTATAACCTTATACCCACTTTCAGATAAAAGTTTTACCGTTGCATATCCAACGCCTTTGCTTGCTCCAGTTACAATTGCTGTTTTTTGCACTACAGTGTATCCCACTTAAAATATTTTCTATATCTTTCTAAGTCGATAACATTTGGATCTACCCACCAGTCTTCATGCATTTGTCTAACTACCAAAGAGTAACCAAGAGAATCCAGTATCTCTCTTTGAGCGTCTCTCATTGCCGTGTTTCTCCAATACATGTTTGCATCATGTTCAAATGTTATTACTGAAAATCTATACTTATTAATAGGAACCGCAATTAGTCCGTGCAGAGTTGTATAATGATTTCCTGCAGGTCTGCCATCCATTTGATATCCAGCATCGATATCTACCTGTAGGTAGTCTATTTGATTTGGAAAGTTGTTCTCTTCAAAGTATCCAATATAGTCAAACTTTGTTGCATCTCCTAGGATGCAAGGGTTTTTTCTATTCTCAGAAATCTCTTTATGTAATTCTGGAACAATCTCAAATGATACACCTTTCCAGTCAAACTCTGTTTCAAGCCTGTAGGTATTGCTTCCATTTACAGAGTGTGCAGCGCCAAGTTCAACATAGTATCCACCTCTTTTTTTATTTAAAAGGTTTAAAACAAACTCTTCTTGCTCGCTTGTTGGTTGATGATAACTAGGCATGCTAGTGAATCCAGTGTTGTGGAACCATAATCTTTTCACCGCTTTTAACTAAGTGTGCAGTGTGGTGATATGGTGGAGATGGTGGGAACACTATAACGCTACCTGCTTTTGGCTTAATAGCAAATGTATAGTTTCCGTTCTTCTCTGCCTCAGAAAAGTCTGGCTCTGGGCTTGGGTGAGTAAGAACTCCTTCTGGAGAAGCAATAGTAAAAGAAATTTCTCCGCCTTCATAGTCGTCATTTAAATACATAACGAAAGAAACCTTTAATCTTTCATCCCCTTCTTGCTGATCAAAATGGGCACCCATAAAGGTTCCAGATTGATACTTCTTGATTGGGTACTGTGGAAAAAGTTTTGGCTCGTCTGTTATTCCTTGTGCTTTTGCATAGTCTCTGGCTACATCGTCAAAAGCCTTCTGCAATGTCTCATAAATATACTTATTCTTTTCATCTGTTTCTGCAGTTAGAGCAATAGTCTTGTCTGATCCATATACATAGTGCTGACCGCTACAGGCCATCCACTCGCCCCACTCATCTTTGTTGTCATTTTCAATTGCCTCAACAAGTTTCTTAGGGTCTTCAATTACATTTGTGTAATAATAAACCTTTTCTTCAAGTATTTCTTTTTCCATTATTGCCTCCTAGTATTTGTTGTTTTCGTAAAAGTTCTTTACTTTTATAAAGCCAACTATAACGTATCTGATTGGCCCCTTACCTACATGTCTTACGCCATGCTCAAATTCTTCGTTACCTGGGAAAATCAGCAAAGACGCTGGCTTTGGCCTTAAGTCTGAGTTTTCCTTATTCTGAAAGAACAGGGTCCCATCCTTGTAGTCGTCATTTATGTATAGTATAGCAGCATATTTAATAGATGGATCTGTATGCTGATCTGTATGAGACTTTAATTCTACTCCCTCTTGCATTCTTTGCATAGTTCCAAATCCAGCAAGTTCTAGACTGTCATCTGCAATTGCTAGTAAGTCTCCAAGTCTTTTTTGAAGAACTCGACTTATATCTCTTTTACCAATATTTAAATTTTTGTCATCCCAGCCTCGTGTAATTTCATACTTGCCTTCTGCTACAAGATTATCTACATCGTCTCTGCCAAATTTTTCCATACAGAACTCTGCAAGACTTCTTTTGTATTCTATAGACCAATCTTCATTTTTTGTAGTTGCTATAATATCAAGAATTATTCCTAGTTCAACCTTGGATAAAAAGTTTTCAACTACAAGGATTTGGTCGTGAAATATTTCAAAACTATATCCAGCATCTTCAAATTCTTTTTTTAGAAAAGGTTCCATTTAGATTTCCTCAACCTTATACTTATTTCCTTTATCGTCAAGTTTCCATCCTTGCTTCAACAACTCTTGCCATTCTGCTCTTTCAATTTCTTGTTGTGCTCTAGTGGCTTTCATTTCTTCAGCCCAAGCATCTCTTAGTTCTTGTGGATATGCATCTTCTTCTCTATCATCCCAGAAAGATCCTAGAGTATATCTTACACCACTAGTAATTAAGGTTACCTCGTGCATATTGTTAAATCCACCATCAAATGCAGCAAGCATTCCAACTTTTGGTGCCAAACTTATATCTTGATCTGGGAACTGCAACATTCCACCTTCAAAGTTGTCGTTTAGGTATAAAAATGCTGCGTATCTGCTTCTTGTAAATGCTCCAGACTTTCCCTGCTCATCTGTATTATCAGAATGCTTTCTAGCGTAGGCTCCTGGCTCCCACTTTTGAGTATGGTATCCAATCTGAGAAATTATTTTTGGATCAAGGTCATGAACACTTGCTACTGCATTAACAATTCCCTTTTTCATATCTGAAAAAATATTAGGATCTAGACCTTCTGCGATTACATGCTCGTCATTGTCTTGTGGTAAAACAGACGAGTATGACTCATAAAAAGATATTGGCATCCAAGTAATCAAGCCAAGTTCTGCATGCTTATCTAAAACCTTTACAAGTTTAGCAGCGGTTTCTGCATCAATAAAGTTTTCGTAAACAACTATATCCTTTGTTATTCTTTTTTTATTTTCTAGATTCATGAGACCCTTCTTTCTTTTTCTGAACTAATCTTATTAGGATTATCATCTCTAAACTTTTGCATAATGTCTTCTTGCATTTCTGCCCACACTTCTTTTCCAAATTCTTTTTCTTTTTCAAACCAAAGCGGTTCACCATCTTCATACTTCATCCAGTACATTCTTGATATGTATTTATTTGCTTCTCCCGTTGGTGGCATTACTCCATGTATATAAACAGATCCATCTTTTGTTAATATTTCTGGGTGTCCTGAAGGGAAAATCAAAAAGTCTCCTGCCTCTGGCTTATACATAAATGCTTCTCCAGAAACAATAAAGTCAATCTCTCCACCTTCATAGTCATCGTTAAAATATGCTAAAGCAGTGATAACAAACTTGTGGTCTGGACTTTTTATTGGCTGTCTTATATAGTCTGAATGATATGTCATTGCAATTGGGTCATCTATGTCTGTTCTGTATCTTGCAATAGATGGACCAACCCTTCGCCATTCAAATACTTGATTTCCATACTGGTCTGTTATATATTTTTCTTTATCTATATTAACTCCAGTTCTTATAGCATAGTCTTCTGTTGCCTTATAAAAAATATGAAGCAGTTCTAGTATTGCAAGCCTTTGTTCTTCTTCTTTTTCTGTTTTTGTCTCTATACTTTCAACAGACTCAATACTAATTCCATGATGATAGTCTTTAAATGTAGGGTATAGATATTGTCCAAAATGAGACCACTTTGTCCATGGACTAAGCAAATCATCTCCTTCAGACTCTCTTAAAATTCTATAGGTATTTTCTATGTCCTTAAAAAGATTTTTGTATACAAATATTTGTGGGTATATTTCTATTGGGTTTAAGTTGTTTGATGTCATTGCTATCATGGCTGTCTTTCTCCAGTGTGTTTAGTTATTTCCCAAAAAAATGGACAGGTGTATCTAATACCACTCTTAATCTCTGTTACTCCATGAATGTACTCTTTGTCCCCTGGGAAAAAATAAGCAGCACCTTTCTTTGGCTTAAACTGAACTCCTTGATTTGGGAAGTATAACTCTCCACCCTCATAGTCGTCATTTAAATAAAATAAACTAGATAAGTCGTAGTTGGGAAAATCATTGGGAGTTCCAGCATCTGGACCTTCGTGCAATTCTTTGTCTGCATGTGGCTTTTGCAGTTGTCCTGGAAGCCACCTAACAATCGTTGTCCCTGTTGGAATAACCTCAACCTTGTAAAATTCTTCAACAATTGGTTTTAGTCTTTGAAAAAGACCTGCAACTATTGGGGATATGTTGGGATCATTCTTATCTAAAGTTGGCTGAGTAGCAACTCTATCTTTCCAATAACTTGATTCATAAACAACTGTTCCATTCTCATTTACATGACTTTCTGTAACATCCCAAATTGTTAAAGACTTTGCAGCCTTTTCTAAAAAGTCCATCTCCTCTTGAGTCATAAAGTTCTCTAACTCAACAATCATATCTTTACCATTGCCAAACCAGCCTGAAGGCGTTAGTGATGGTTTTCTCTGAACTACTTTATATTCTTCCATGCTCATAGTATATCACCGTTAGTATTATCTTTAACTGAAAGTTTTAGTGCTTTTACTTCGTGAGATCCTAAAGAATCTCCTTTTTCATTTACAGCATTTCTATACCAGTCAGTCCACTCTCCCGAAGAGTTTACAACTTGTGCTGCTTGTCCATAAGAAAGGTTTGATGCTTCTCTTTTTCTTTCTGGATCCATATACTTATTGATCTCAATAGTGCTGTTATTTAGGCTAGTTAAAGATATTGGAATAATTGTTGCAAGTGGCGTACCCGCTTTAATTGTTACAACTCTGTTTGCAGCCTTTGCTTTAATTGCAAGTGGTAGAGGGTTGTCATAAAAGGATGTAGTCATTAAAGAAGACATAGTTTCAAATTCATTACTAAAGTAGTTTACTGGATTAATTGTTAAAAGACTTATGTTTTCATCTGTTCTAAAATAAAGGCCAGTGTGCAAACTAATAGATGATTGGCCTCTTCCAGAATATGCTCCTACGGGGCTAAATAACTTTACGGTATCTGGAGTTTGATCGTTAATGCCGTTCCATTCAAAAGATACATCATCTGTGCAAGAAAGGCTCCACCCAATAACATTTGCCTGTGTTACTGGAAAGCACCTATATGCATGGTTTTCCGATGTGGCATCCATCCAATCTCTTTTGATGGACATTGGAGAGATCTCAAAAAGAGAGTCCTGACTTTTTTCAACTTTTATATTATACATTTTAGTCCCCCTGATACATTTCTGGAGTGTGATACTTTTTGTTATAATCAAGCATTGTTACAATTGAATGCTTTATTCCAGAATGAACGGGCATTGCCTGATGAGGATACATAAAGTTTGATGGAAAAACAAATAAATCTCCAGCCTCTGGTTTTAATGTTAATCCTTGGAGTCTAAAGAATAGTTCTCCACCCTCATAGTCATCGTTTGGGTATGCGACCAAAGAAACTGTACAGTTATATGAAAACCCATGATCGTGGTGCTCTTTAAAATGCTGTCCTGGTCCGTACTTGATAAAGTTAAACGCCTCCCAATACTGCAAATTATTTATGTTGTGAATTCTAGAATAGTCCTGAACAACTGGCAACTTTACATCATATAGGTCTTGCCACAATGATTGAAGTTTAATAGAGTCTTCACTAGTATCAAGTTCTATGTCTGTCTTCTTAAATTTAAAATCTACGCAATCTCTATAGTCTGGCATTAGTTGCTGGTAACCAACATAGGCTGGATGCCAGTGGTATCTTTTCCCTTCTGGAGATAGTTGGCCATAATCAGAAACAGATCCAAGTACATTTTCAAGTCTGTTAATTACGTCTATTTCTTTTTTGATTACACCCTTATAGCAAAAAATACCATTTCCAAGGTCAATCTTGTCTGTCCATGTTTGCATTATTTGTTCCTCACTCCTTGATGGCCAAGTTCATTAATGTCTGTCATAACAACTACACAATACTTTGATCCCCTTTTCATTGGCAAAGATGCATGCTCATAGATATAGTTAGACGGGCAAAGAAGAATATCTCCTATTCGTGGAGTATGAGTATAGTTGTCCATTCTTGGGAACCTTATTTCTCCGCCTTCATAATCTTCATTTATATATATGACAGCAGACACTGTGCAGTTATACATTGGTCCGTGGTCAGCATGGATGTTGAAGTGTGTTCCTTCTCCTTCATATTTTACAAAGTTAAACGCTTCGTAGTATATAACGTTTATTCCCCAGTACCTTGCATAATCATCAACGCATAGTTTTAGTTTCTGATAAATTTCTTCATGTAAATCAATAAGTTCTGCATTTGTTTCATCTCGTGGACCTAGGTTTTCTTGCTTAAACTTAAAGTCTACAGCATCTCTAGCCTTTTTGATTGGAACACTGGAGTTTGTAACTTGCGCCTCTGACCACTTGTATTTACCACCAGTACTCAGGTTTGACTCAAGAGTCTTTATATATCTTTCAGAATCTTCTTTTGAAAATGTATTTCTATATAGGTTTATACCCAATGCTGGGTTTTCAACTAAGATGCCGTTACCAATATCTCTAGAAGGATACCTGTTTAAGGCTGTCTCTGATCTGTCCTTAGTAAACCATGGGGTTTCATTTTCATCATATACTGTCATTATTCATACTTCCTTCTGCTCCAGACTTTGTTTTTATAAACCCCTCCATCAGGGACTCTATAAAACTCAGAATTCTCTTTATTTCTTGTATACATGTTCATTGGATTTTCTATTGATACTTCTGACGACCAATCTTCTCTTTTGAAAGGCAAGACTTGTGCAAAAGTAGTTCCAGCCTTAAGAGTTCCTGACCAACCTTTTATAATAAAAAATGGTAAGGATCCCATCAAATGAACCTTGTCTGTGTCAATTATACCAGAGGTGTTTAGGAATGGCAGTTCAAACCTATTGAATGGCTGAGTGATCAAACTACTATAACCTTCTGGAGTTTTTAGACCCCAATCAATAAACCAGGAAAAATGGTTTTCGTGATATCCCATAGGATGTTTAAACTGCGCCATTGGTGGTCTTGGCGTACAGAAATCTTTATATTGTTTGTCTTCTATGTTTACTATTAATGTTCTTTCATCTTTTTGTATAAACTCTATATCACAAGGAAGATTTAAAGAATATCCAGTTCCCATAATATCAAAAATTGAAGGGCATGCTTTCCATGTTGGTATTAGCCCATAGTCATCTGCTGTTCCTTCTTTTGGATATGGGCAAATCTCTTTCGGTGCCTTGTAAAATTCTCCATTGGGCATCTTTGCAAATCTATCTGCTTCTCGATACCATTCTGGGATTGTTTTAATTATTGGGGTTGGAACAGACTTGCTATCTTTTTTAAGCCATGGCCTATTAGACATAAAAGAAATTAAATTACTCATATTTTTCCCCTTTTAATAAAGTATAGCATAAAAAGATAATCCTGTCAATTTCATATATGTATAACTGGCTTGTTATTTTCATCAACAACTAGCCTATTTACCTTTTTATCAAAAGCAATCTTACTAGATTTAGAAATATTATTAGACCAAAATGTTACATGGGTATATCTTGTTCCGCTGGTCACTTCTTTTATTCCATGCATATTGTCTATTGTTCCGCTAAAAATTAGCATTGTTCCTTTTTTAGGCTTTATTTCAAAACCATTATGCTGTGGGAAATAAAGTTCTCCCCCTTCATAATCATCGTTTAAGTAAATTATAGAAGTAAAAGACTTATTGGTAAAAAATTTTTTATACTTTTCAATATTTCTCTCTTCAAAGAAGTATTTACATTCTTCTGGAACTAAGTTTAAATCTACAGAAGATAAATCAAAATCTGGATCAATATGGTCTACATGTGGTTCTTGGAAATTGCCTTCTTTCCAACGAACAATTTCCCACAACTCGCTATGTAATTCAAAATCTGGATTAAAAAAGTCTATAACCTCTCCATGCATTTTATATTGCAATGGTAATACAATATCAAATAAGTCTTTTCTTTTATCCATACCTTGAGAATAAAGTTCATTAATATCGATTCTTCTATTGTTCCATTGCTTGCCAGCAGAGATATATTCTTCCTTGTCTTTAAAAGCAATGGCTGTAATTGAGTCATTAAAGTTATCCCAAAGATTTTCAGATTGGGCATAGTTTATTAAATACTCACAGGTTTCTGGATCTATAAAGTCTTCTACCACTCTAATTTTTGGATTTGATAAATCTTTTTTATACATATCTAACCATATATTTTCCAATAAACCAATTCTTATATCTTTTATCTCTATAGTCAGTCCAATATGTGGCTATTGCATAATCTCCTAAAACAAGTTCTTCTATGGTAGCATCTCCAGAATTATTTTCTAGTATGTAGGTTTTGCAATCTTCAACTATTGGAGTTATAGTTTGACATATCTGACCTTCAACTATCACATTTGTATCAAAAGTATTTCTATCTATTTTAATTAATTGAATATTATATGGAAGCACTTTTGTTTGTAACTTAAACAATTCTGTGATTTGACCTTGAATAATAACCCCAGTCTCTTCTATAAGCCTTTGTGCAAGTTTATGAATTCTATACACCTGATCAGCACTAACACAGTCAGATGACCAGTGGGGTGTATCTTCAAACCTATTTAATGGGCAAAGAGCGTCTAACTTTTCTTTAATTCCTAAAATATGATCTTTGTTTGCAGGGGTGTCAATATTTTTAATCATTTTAACCAACTTGCTATTGAGTATCTATTTCCAGATATGACTGGCTTTACGCTATGAGAGTATACGTATGATGATGGGAATATGATCATATCTCCAGCATCTGGCTTTAATTCTATTCCAAATTGAGGGAAGCACAGTTGACCCCCTTCATAGTTATCATTAAGATAATAAACAGTTGAGACTCTTCTAAAGTTACCCCCGCCGTCATCCATGTGATTTTCAAACTTGCCACCGACCTCATACTTTAAAATTTTATATGGATTATGAGATTTTAAAGATATGTTAAATAAAGACATATAGTCTTTTTCTACTGGATCAAAAGTTTCTCTAAAAGAGTCAGTAAACCTATTGTTATCTCTATTAACATATGGAACATCTATTGAAAGTGTAATCCTAGAGTTATAGTCTGTTTTAAACTCATCATTACTAATTATGCTTTCCATTGTTGCTCCTTTAAAATCTAAAGATAACACTTCTTCTTTACATGGTAAGTTTATGCCTTTATAAAGTATAACTCCTAAAGCCAACTCTTTACTTTCCATAATAAAACCTCTGTGTATGAAACTTATCACTATAATCTAGCATTGTTACGATTGAATACTTTATACCGCTTTCAACTGGCATTGCTCTATGCATAAACATATAGTTTGATGGGAATATTACAAGATCTCCAGCATCTGGTTTAATTATAATATCATGAGCAGGAAATGATATTTCTCCACCAGCATAGTCATCATTTAAGTATCCAACTAAAGACACAACAGACTTATAGGATGCTCCATCGTCTGCATGTGTTTGAAAATGGTTTCCTGGAAAATACTTAACTAGATTTATTGACTCCCAATACTCTAAAGGCTCCATTGGATACATAGTGCAATAATCTTTTACTGCAATATTCATGTTGTCGTATAAATACTGCCAAGAGTCTTTTATTATTTCAGACTTATCATCTGTTCCAATAATTGTAGACTTTTTAAATTTAAAGTCAAGGCAGTCCCTATAGTCTGGAACTCTTTGTCTATTCCCGACCATTGCGGGACTCCACTTATAATTGCTATTATCCGACAAGGCATTTTCAATATTTTTTATTATTTTGTTTCCTTCTAATAGAATATTTTTATACAATACTAGACCAGGAATTATAACTACCTTGTTTAAAACAGAGGTAGGGAGTATACCGTCGTTATTGTCGACTGACATATACTCCCTACTCTCTACTAGATTACTTGTTGTGTATTAGTATACCACTTACAAAGAACCAGTCGTAAGGCTCACAAGATAGTTGGTAAACATTTACTACTTCGTCTGTGAAGTGCTCGATACTTGTTACTGGGACCTCAACCTTTTGACCAGTTGAGTCTATAACTATCAGGCTTTCTCCAACTTCTACGTAGTATGCTTCTTTGATCTTGTAGATGTTGTTGACTGTCTTCACGAACACTGGCTGTGTGAAGGTTAGTCTAATATCTGAGTTTCCGTTGAAACATATGATATCTGACTCTTCAACAACTTCCATTGCTGTGATTGTTGTCTCAACCAAAGCACCTGTTGTTAGGTTGTTTGCAGACCAGGCATATTTGTGCCAGTCTGGCTCTGATTCGTCCAATTCACTGATTGGTGTTGACCAGACGACATCTCCGACTTGAAGATTCTTTACAGGAATCTGTCCATTAGGTGTGTCGATCAGTGTGTTTTCTTCAACGCACGGTGGTCCGAACCAAGGGATAATAAAACTTGGGAAGAACGGGAAGAACGGGAAGAATGGTGGGAAGAATGGTGGTGGGAAGAATGGTGGGAAGAACGGGAAGAACGGGAAGAATGGTGGGAAGAACGGGAAGAACGGGAAGAATGGGAAGAATGGTGGGAAGAACGGGAAGAACGGGAAGAATGGTGGGAAGAACGGTGGGAAGAATGGGAAGAACGGTGGGAAGAATGGAGGGAAGAATGGTGGGAAGAATGGAGGGAAGAACGGGAAGAATGGTGGGAAGAACGGTGGGAAAAACGGCGGGGTAGTGGTAACAGAGTTAGATGCAGGAGATACTGCAGATAATCCGTTAGCATTTCGTGCCCGTACTGTGTAAGTCTGAGCCGTAGATCCTTCTTGAGCGACAGCAGTAGTTAGTGCATTAAGTGTTGCACCCTTACCATCTGAAGATGCCCAAGTATAATCCAAAATTGCTGAACCACCATTTGCTGGTGCTGTCCAAGTAATTGTATCCTGGTTAACTGCAGTTGTTGCTACTGGTGCAGAAGGAGTTGCTGGAACAGTTGTAACTGTAACAGCGCCAGATGCGTTAGAAGCAGCAGAAGTTCCTGCAGCATTCGTAGCCCGTACTGTAAATGTTGGAGTTGCAGTTGATGCAATCCCAGTTACTGTAATAGGGGAAGATGCTCCAGTTGCTGTTTGACCAGTGCTTGCAGTTACTGTATATGATGTAGCAGCAGGAGAAAGTGCTGGTAAAGAAAATGTTACAGTGACGGCACCATCGTTAAATGGTCGATCAGTTCCTACGTTTGTTGCACCACCTAATATTGGTGCTAACGGTTCCAAAAAGTCATTTGACGCTTGGGACTTCTTTCCTATCTTTTTACCTGCTGCCATATCTATCTCCTAATTTCTTATTGAATTTTGTATTACGCTGTCAAGTCGCCGTAGACAACCCAGGTATTTGCTGCTCTCTTAAAGAGAGTACATGATGACCAAGTTGTACGAAGTTTCAAGCCAGGTGTTGCGTTAACAGTTACTCCGCCTGCTCCTGCAATTGTAACCTGTCCAGTTGATGTCTGAAGGATATCAATGGATGTTCCAATTGGGAAGTTTAGAGTTGAATCTGTTGGGATTGTTAGAGTTAGTGCTGATGCTGAACCCATTTCAATTAGATCATCTCTTTCAGTTAGTGATGAAAGTGTGTATGATGCTGTCTTTTGTGAAATTGGTGTCAAAGAATCTACCTTTAATCCAAGATTTGTTGTTACTGATGCTGCAAAGTTTGCGTCATCACCAAGTGCTGCAGCAAGTTCATCAAGTGTGTTGAGGGCTGCTGGGGCACCTGATAATAGTGCATTAACCTGTGATGTTGCGTCTGCGATTGCTTCTGCCTTTGCAGTTGCAATTGCTGTAGACTGTGCTGTTGATACTGGCTTGTCTGCATCTGATGTATTAGTTACATTTCCAAGACCAAGTGTGGTTGCTGTTACTGCTGCAACTTCTGACTTAAGTGCTAGAAGTGATGTATCTGCAATACCGTGAACATTCGTTGTGTCTGATTGGTGTGTTGATACTGCATTGTCTGCGTATGTCTTAGTTGCTACTGTTGAATCAATATCTAGTGCATCATTTTCTGCATCATAATCAAGTCCAACGCCTGCAAGACCTGCATAGCCTAGAGCAGATGGAGTAATTGCATCTGCCAACATCTCTGTTGTAACAAGAAGAGATGTGTCATCAATACCGTGAACTGATGTTGTTGCACCAGTATGTGTAGAAAGAATTGCTGTTGTAACAAGATCTTCTGTATCTGCAATTCCGTGTACATTCAGAGTTGCTCCTGTGTGTGCAGAAACATCTGCTGTTAGAGCAAGTGCTGAAGTGTCAGCAATTCCATGAACCTCTGTTGTATCTGAATTGTGTGTTGATACTGCAAGACCAATTGCTGTGTCTGTTGCTGCTGTTGTAGCAAGGGCTGAAGTGTCAGCAATACCGTGAACACCAGTGGTATCAGAAGAGTGCAAAGAAACCTTTGAGTCTGCTGCTGTGCCTGCATCTGCAATTGCTTCTGTCTTTGCTGTTGATACATCTGTTACAGTTGCTAGAACTGAGGTATCAGCAATACCGTGAACACTTGTTGTTGCATTGTGTGTTGTAATTGCTGATCCAATTGCTGTTGAAGTTGCTGATGTTGTAGCGAGTGCTGATGTATCTGCAATTCCGTGAACTGATGTTGTATCTGAAGAGTGTGCTGAAAGGTTTGAAGCAACACTTGTAAAGAATGTTGGATCGTCACCAATCGATGCTGCTAACTCGTTCAGAGTATTTAGAAGGTCTGGGGCACCATCAATGATCGCTGCTAGTTCTGCTGCATTAGCAAAATATGTCAATGCTGACCAGGCTGAGGAGCCGTTACCCATTTTAAACTTACTTGTGTCGGTTTCAAAACCGATTTCACCTGCTGCGAGAATTGGGTTTGCAGCCGACCATTGTGCTGCAGTACCTCTGCGCTGTTGCATTCTTGTTGCCATATTTATATTCTCCTTATGGGGGCTGCCCATTTACTTATATTATTATAACATCAATTTTTTAGTTGAAGTTATCTACTACACTACCGCCATCGAATACGACTGTCCACTCTGTTGTAGAGGGGCCACCCGCATCCAAACCTACACCCAATGGGCTGTTGAATGATCCACCTTCATAGAACTGAGATACTATAAAACCAGTTCCATCAATTGCGGTATCGTGAATGTGCTGTGGAAGATTATTTGTATCATCGATAGTTGCCTGGGTATACCAAGTTCCTTCATAATAGAAATTAACCCTGTTGGTTGCAGTGTCTAACCACTGTGTTCCATTTGTTGGTGAAGAAGGAGCAGTTGTGCCAACATGCATAGATCCAGTTACTGAATCCACATAAGCCTTTGTTGCTGCATGCCCAGCAAGAGTTGGTGTTGCAACTGTTACTGTACCTCCGAACGTACCCCCGTTTGCTACGGATAGCCCATTCTTGACTTTAAAGTCTTTGTCGACTGTTGCCATTTACTACTCCTTCTTCCAACTATTTTTATTTTTTATTACTTAACCAAGGTTCCCATAACAGTAACTGTTGAGTCATTGTTAGAGGTTGTTACCTGTAGTTGTACGTTTGCTCCTGAAATACCTGCTGAAATTGATGACGCTGAGCCATTTGTTCCAACAATTCCGTATTCAGTGATTGCAATGTTATCTGAAGAGTCAAGTGTCAAAAGAACCTTTGATATTTCAGTATGTGTTCCGTAGGCAACCTTTACAAGGTATTCTGCTGAACGGTAGTCAGCCTTTGCGAAGGCGTGTGCTACTTGAATTCCTGCTGTTGGTGCTGAAAGTGTTGCTGCGACCTGCTTAGCAACTGAGTTTAACTCAACTGAAGTAAATGAACGATCTGTTCCATCTACCGCAGTACGAGCACGAGCATCTGTAAAGTACTTGTTTGTTGTACCTTCTGCAAGTTGATCAGTATTAGAATCTGCTACACCGTTTTCTGCGGTAATAGTAAGTCCTGAACCTGAACCTGTAATTGTGATATTTGTAAGTGTTGCGCCAGTCAAGAGAGATGCTGCTGAAGACTTAGCACGAGCATCTGTGAAGTACTGGTTTCCTGCTTCTGCTACATCGTCTGTGTCAAGAGCATCTGCATATGCTTGGTATGCAGTTGTAATTGCTGTCTCACGAGCATCTGTGTATGCGTTAGCATCTGTTAGTGCATTTGATGCTGCTGTTGATGCTGCTGATTCTGCAGATGAAACTTCTGCATCTACATAGGCCTTTGTTGCTGCATCTTGTGCTGCTGTAGGATCTCCAAGACCAGTGATCTTGTTTGTTCCCATTGCAATTGCACCTGACATTGTTCCGCCAGCCTTTGGAAGTTTTTCTCCAATGCTAGTTGTAAGGTTTGTGATTGTGTCTGGTGAGTCACCAATTGCTGCTGCCAACTCGTTAAGAGTATCTAGCAGTGCTGGTGCTCCATCTACAAGTCCTGATACTGCAGTTGAAATTGCTGAGTTACGATCAGTAACCTCTGTTGCAATTGCTGCTGAGATAGCAGAGTTACGGTTTGTAACTTCTGTGCTGATTGCAGTTCCAATTTCAGTTGTTACTGCTGTGCGAACTGCTGTATCTGCATTTGTAGCAAATGTCTCTGCTGCTGTCTGTGCTGCATTAGCCTTATTTGTAGCATCTGTTGCTGCTGCGGCTTGTGCTGCTGATGCTGCGCCTGCTGCATCGTATGCTGCTGCTGTTGCATCAAGTGCTCTTTGGTTTGTGAAGTATAGGTTTGTTCCTTCTGCAAGGTCTGCAGTGTCATGGTTTGAAAGACTTGAAACTGTACCAGTAATAGTTGCTGTAATTGTTCCTGCAGCAAAGTTTCCGTTAGCATCACGCTTTACAACCTTGTTTGCTTCGTTAGCAGATGTGGCTGTTCCGCCAATAAGACTAACAATGTAGTCTTGGTCTGCTTGCTTCTTAGTAAGGACATCAAAGTTGTTTACGGTTGCTGTTGTACCTTCAACTACGAGCCCTTGCTTAATCTTAAAATCTTTATTTACTGTTGCCATTTTTTATATCTCCTTTATTATGCCTTAAGTCCCATACGTGCAAAACGTACAGTGACTGGCTTGATCGCAGGATCTGGAGTGACTGTTAAGGCCACGGTATTTCCAGTGCGAGAGACATTAATGGTGCCAATATTCCCATCATTGTCGATTGTTCCATACTCGCTGACTGATACGTTTGTACCGTCAACAAGAATTGTTAGTTCAGTTGCGTAGAACTTATTGTCCCCTGCTGAAGTCTTTGATATTGAAACAATATACTTCACCATACGCCAAACTGTAGCGTCAAAGTTATCAACAACTGTTAGGTTCTCAATACCAGTGATTGTGTTTTCATTGTTACCTGCCGAACCCAACTCAGTTGCCTGAGCAGAAACGGTATCGATTAGGTCTACATAGTTTTCTTGAGTCGGTCTATCTCCAGTTTGGAATAGACTTTTAACTGAGGTAATTGATACTTTAGCCATGTGGTAATTATAACACCCATTTTAGTAACCCTTTTATTAAAGAATGTAATTGCTATAGCCAATGACCTGAAGAGGGATTGGTGGCGGATTAGTCTTAGAATATCCAAAGACACTTACGTTTGTAAACTTAACCCTAAATGGCAAAAACTCTTCTACTCTTGCTTTTGGCTGTAGGTGCTTTACTCTTACTCGTTTTAAATCAAGTTCTTGAATTTGTGCATGGGCTAATTGATGTGTTGGCATTACTGAGTTACATCTTCAAGGATAACCATTGACCCTTTGGCTACCGTCCAAACTCTGCCTTCTGATAGAAGTTCTGTGAGTTGTATATCGAAGATATCTCCTGTCTCAAGAAGTTGTGATTGTGCTGATGTTAAGGTCACTGTAAAACTTCCCTCTTCATCTTGAAACTCAATTGGCTGTGGAGTTAAACTTAAAACAACATCATCAGTAGATGGTCGATAGATATCCATTGCAACTTCCCAATCCTCAAGAAGAAGTGGAACTCTTGCATCGTTAGTTACATAAACACGAAAGGCTGCTGAGTCTCCACGAACAACTGTCCAACGAATTTCTGGTGGGGCAGCACCTAGTGCATAAGAATCTGTTGGTTGATTTCTAAAAGTAGCCATAGTTTTATTATATCACGACAAACCGTCCTTGAGTGCGCCCCAAGTACCGTTACCTTTTGTTTGAATAATCAACATTCCCATAGTATGCTGAATTGCAACTACTGCTATATATCTTGCTGGGCCTGTTTCTGGTCTACCTGCAACAAGTGCTCCGTTTCCATCTACATAAATCTTTGTTCCTGCTGGACCAAGGCCTGTAGTGTTCATCTGTAAAGCACCAGAAACAATTACAAGTCCATTATCTCCATTTTGAATGTTAGTCTTTGTTAATCCTAATATTGGAACATCTGGATTGTGGGATGGAGACGACGGATCATATTTTGCTATTGTTGAAACCATAGTTCCACCGTATGATACATTTCCATTAATAAAAACTGGGGTACCTAAATTAATTTGTGATCCAGTAATATTTCTAGCATCAACATAGGCAGCACCATAACCCAAAGGTGGCAAAATATCATTTAATGCATCAACCAAAACCTTAAAATCTCCGTGTACATTAACGGGATCAGATGCAATAGGGTATTTCATACTAGGATAATTAGATGATGATTGAGCCATAATTCTTATTATACCACCCTCTAAAGTTGACTTTTGATAAATTTTTGTGTTATACTTGGTAGTAACACCTACCAAAGGTGTTATTGTTTTCTAAGGAGGAAACTATGATTAAATTTATCGAAAGAAACAAAGAGATCATTAGCACACTCAGTATCGTAGCACTTGTCAGTGTTTTTTCTAATGCTGCCAACGCTACCCCAGATCTTGATACTAAAAACAATCTTAGCCTGGAACAGGCTCAGACATCGGAAACCACCTCGAAAGAGGTTTTTTTGGTTTCTAAGGCAAAAAAACTAGAGAGTTTTGAGAACAAGGTTTCTCTGACTGATTTAGAACTAAAAGAACTGCTGTCCCTAGTAGGCTTCAAGGGTAAAGACCTTGTAGTTGCTTGGGCAGTTGCTAAAAAAGAGTCTAATGGGCGACCACTGGCTTTTAACGGCAACCACAAGACTGGTGACTCATCTTATGGTATGTTCCAAATCAACATGATTGATGCACTTGGTCCTGATCGTAGAACTAAGTTTGATCTTGACTCTAACGCTGAACTATTCAATCCCGTCAAAAATGCTGAAATTGCATACTACATGACAAACGGGGGAGATGATTGGTCTTCTTGGAAGGGTATTACCCCAAGAACCAAGTATTGGATGACTAAATTTCCTAAGTAAAACGAAGAGCACCCATTAGGTTATAAAAGCCTTTTGGGTGCTTTTTTGTTTTAACAGTTTTCTATAACTCC